CCGATCACTCGGCCTCGCTCGCTATCGCTCACTCGGCCTCGCTCGCTATCGCTCACTCGGCCTCGCTCGCTATCGCTCGCTCGGCTCTGTGAGGCTATGTTAGCTTTGCTCTGTAAGGCTATGCGATAATTTACCGTGTGAGACTGTGTACTTGTCATTGTTGACTTGTGAACTAAAAAAGGTGTTGACATTTGTCCCTTATTGATACAACATTTGTTAGAACACTTGTTCGCTTTCAAATTCGTTCTAACTGAGAATGGTTCTCATTTGAGAATGATTCTCATTTAAGAGCTGTCCAATAAAAATGCCACCCATGTCACGAACATCCGTTCTGTAACTAGAGTGGCAATATATCATTTACAAGTGGTACATTAAAGCGGTCTGCAATTTACCAACATACAAGTTAGCGTGTCTTTCAACGTTGCTTTCTAACTGTATACATTAATGTTAGCACTTGGTGATACCTTAATACGAAAGTGAAGCAAGTACAGCTTCTTTACACATCATGTCTTTAAATCTTAGACATCCTTGTTCAAAATAAAATCGTAGGTTAGTTAGAATTAAGTCGTTCTTTTTCAACATGACATAGTTAATATTATGGTCATCTGTAGTAACTGTTATTTTGATAGGACATGACTTATCTGGTTTGTCATCACAGAATATAATACCAGAATCAGCATATTCCTTAATACCATACATTTTGTCTTTGTATTTAAGAGTGAACACATATCTCCCTCTTCCACTTGGTTTATCAATAAAAGCTTTGCTGTCGTTAAGGTACACGCCTTGACTAGAATATGCAACGTACTTGTCACTTGCAAAAGCTTTATTAAAACCGCTTTGTTTTTGTGCAATAGACGCAGTATCAATAAAACCCTGTTCTAGCACGAATCCGTTACCCCTTAAAAAGTTTGTATCTTCTTTTAATCTAGCAGAGATACCCATAGCTGTATAATATGGGTTAAGAATAGATACAGTGTTACCACACATAAACACAGGCACATATCTAATTTGTTTTCCCTGTCCTCTTGCAACGCTTGTGTGTACACTTAAAAACTTCTTTATCTCATCTGTGCAGTAGTGGTTTGTTTCACTCTGGAATTCATCAAACATCATTTGTTGAACGTCTGAAAAAAGGTGACTGTATCGCTTTAACGCATCTGCATTATTAAGTGAGAACGCATACCCGCATGGCTCTTCATTTAAGAACAGTTCATGAAAAATACCAGAGGCACGTCTTTTGCTTGTCATTTCATACCCTCTAAAGAATAATGAGCCAATATCCTTGAAGAATTTATCTGCTATTTCATCCAGTTCATAGTTATATCTATATACAAGTGCGAATTTTTCACCTCTTTTAAGAAATCTGTTTACTAACAACCGGCTAAAATAAGTGGTCTTTCCGCCAGTTCTATTGGTTGTCACCATATAAATTTCTGGTTTGTTGCCATTAATGTCAAGCATGCTCAAAAGCTTTGTTCCATCATAGTATTTATTCATTGTGTATGTCACCTACTTTCTCTATATATTGTATCATACATCTTGACAAAAATCAATATATAGTATATAATATTTTAGATGAAAAGGTGGTGAAAAGAATGGATGTAAACACTATTTTACAGGCAGTAGGCACGATTGGTTTTCCAATAGTATGCGCAGTAGCTATGGCTTGGTATGTCAAGTATATGACAGACCGAAACAGGGAAGATATTGACAAGCTTAATGAACAGCATCAGCAGGAAATGAAAGAAGTAACAACAGCATTAAACAACAATACACTCGCATTGCAGAAATTGTCAGATGTTATTGGAAATGGGGTTAACAAATGAAAACAGTAATTTTAAACTCAAAAGGCACTGACGTAGTCGCATTACAAGCTATTTTACGTTCACAAGGTTTCGTTGGACAAGACGGAAAACCTCTTTCAATAGACGGTCACGCAGGAAATAATACAATTTTTGCTATAAATACTTATCAAAAGATGTTAAGAGCTTACGACATTGAATGTGGCACAAATGGTAATAATGATTCTTCATGTGGTCCAAAAATGTGGGAGTGCTTGTTAGGCGGTGATTGCTAATGGCTTTTACACCTAGACTTACATCAGCAGGTATGCAAGGCTCGAAATACTGGTACAGTGATAACCCATTCTATCAAGCAAATCTTGGTCCACAGCAGACAGGTGGTAACTGTACATGGTATGCATGGGGCAGATTTTACGAGATTATCGGACGTTATCCTTCGGGTTTATCAACAGCAAATGCAACTAATTGGTACTTACGTACAACAGGCTTTTCAAAAGGAAAAGAACCGAAATTAGGTGCTATTGCCTGCTATGGCTATAACAATGGTGGTGCAGGTCACGTTTCGGTTGTTGAACAAATAACATCAGATGGCATTGTAACATCAAATAGTGGTTGGTCATCCGGTAAATATTTTTGGACAGAAAAAGCAAAAAAGAGTAACGGATATTGTCCAGATTGGATGAATGGTTACTTGCAAGGTTTTATATATGCTGACGTTGATACTGGTTCTATTCCAGAACCAACAGATTTGCACTGGCAATCTATCCCAGATTGGTTAGATAGTTATACATCAGAAAAATCAGCAAACAACGCTTATTGCGTTGCAAGTTATTTACTCACAAAAGGCTGGTCTTTAAATGGCGTTTGTGCATTGCTTGGTAACGCTACAATGGAATCTTTTATAAGCTCAGACCTTTTTGAAAAAGGTGTGGCAGAAGATGAAAGAGGGTATGGGCTAGTTCAGTGGACACCCGCAGTTGAAACTATTATTCCTTATTTGAATCAAAACTATCCAGACTGGCGAACAAATCTTGATGATAATGGTTATGGGCAGTGTCAGCGATTGGATGATGAACGCCATAACAATCCGCAAGAGTGGTATCCAAACTTTTCATCAGTTCCTACAGAGTTTAGAACGTATCAAACAATGGATGCTTTTTGTACCGCAACAGATGATGTTGGGCATATGGCAAAATGCTTTTTGTACTGTTATGAAAGACCTGCTGACCCATCAGCAACCATTGAAAAACGTGCAGAATACGCAAGATACTACTTTAATTTGCTACAAGGTTTTAATCCGTCACTGCCAACAGGAAAAGGAATAAGACGCAGACTTCCTATATGGATGTATCCCAAATTAAGAAAGAGGTGATAACATGAAGCAGGCAACAAAAGATGCATTATTAGCATTTGTAGGAGATAGAACAGATGATGAAGCTATCAGCATTTTGGAAACAATCAATGATGATGGTATTGAAGATGGTGAGGACTGGCATCAGAAATACGTTGATAATGACAAGGAATGGCGAGAAAGATATACAGCAAGATTCAAAGAGGGTGGAACGCCTCAGCCACCAGCACCACCAGAACCAGAACCAGACACAGAGGATGAAATGAAAAAGTTAACTATTGATTCCGTATTATATGGAGATAATAAATAAAGGAGTGATTTTTATATGCCAACTAGACCTAAAATTACTACTAACACAAATATTTCCGCGGATGTTGTAAACGCTATCAAAAATAGTGCATCAAACAACTATCGCGAGAATGTACCTTATGTAACGCCGGATGCAGATTCGCTTCGGGGCATTGGCGTTATCTTAATGAATAATCCTGCATTAATGAATGAGTTTATTAACACTCTTGTCAACAGGATTGCCTTTGCAAGAATTGCCAGTAGAATGTACACTAATCCGCTCAGAACGCTCAAAAAAGGTGTCATTGACACACGTGAAACAATTGAAGATATTTTTATAAATATTGCGAATGTATATCAGTATGAAGAAGTAAGGGGTTCTGATAATGGTGCAGGTAACGCATTTAAGCGATTTGACAACGATGTGAAAGTTGCTTTCTATGTGATGAATTCACAGTTGACTTACCCTGTGACAGTTAATCGTGCTATGTTAAAGAATGCTTTCAATTCTTGGGCAGGCATGGATGAACTTGTCAATGGTATCATTCAGTCCGTTTACAGTGCGGCGGCTTACGATGAATTCAATATTACGAAATACATGATTGGTCAGCATATTCTCAAAGGAAAACTTACTTACTACACATTCACAGGTGGTAGTTATCTTGAAGCCGCTACAAAACTTAAAAAAGCTTCAAATGATATGTCATTTATGACAGACAAGCTTTCTATTGCAGGCGTTAAGACTTTCACAGAAAATGACAGAAAAGTAATTCTTATCAATACCAACTATGACGCAAACATTGATACAAATGTTCTTGCAGGTGCGTTCAATCTTCCATATGCGGATTACTTAAACAGAAGAATCCTTATTGATTCACTTGGCACACTGGACGTTGAAAGACTCGACAAGATTTTCGCAAATGACCCTACATATAAAAAACCATCCTCTAGTGATATGGCTTTTCTTGATAACATTGCTGGTGTTATCTTGGACGAAGATTTTGTTCAGATTTATGACAATGTTTTTGAAATGCGTGATATGCCGAACCCTGTTTCACTTGACCACAACTATTTCTTGCATATGTGGCAGACCTATGCAGTATCACCTTTTGCAAATGTTGTATGTTGCATCCCCACTGAATCTGTACCTGTACAGACAGTTGACAACACAACAATTACGCCATCAGCACTTGCAGTAACAGGCAAGCTTGGCAAAGACGGCACAGCATCTGGTATTCTTACTGCAACAGTTATAACAGTAACAGGCGGCACAGAAACAGTTAAGTGGACTAAAAAAGGTGGTACAGCTACTGGTACTATCGCTTCAAATGGTGTTTGGAGAGCAGAGAACGCAGGCACATTGCAAGCAAAAGCAAGTATCGGTAACATCGAATCTGATGTTGTGACTATTACAGTTTCTTAAATAGGAGAGTGACTTAATGAGCTATATTGCACCAGATACCGACATATATTTGCTTGCTAATGTTGAATGTGATAAAAGTTACGATAATGTTAAATATTTTGCAACTAAAAATGCACAGCATACTTATATGTCTAGTAAAATCGTTAAGTCATTTACGAACCAGAGTTACGGACGTGTCAATAAAGGCACGTTCCGTCTCTTCTGTAAAGCAGATGACGTTTATCAATGCAATTATTTAATGTTTCAGAATACAGCTTTTGGTAATAAGTGGTTTTACGCTTTTATCAATAGCATAGAATATGTTTCTAATAACACTTGCGAAGTAAGGTTTACTATTGACTTATTTCAGACATGGTTTCTGGATTGCACAGTCGGGCAATGCTTTGTAGAACGTGAACACGTAACTGATGATAGCATTGGAGCACACACTCTAAACGATGATGTACCTACCGGTGAAATGATTACAGCAATCGAAGAACAGTTGACAGAATTTTCAAAGCAGTATACATACGGTGTAGAAATCTGTATCAGTGATACACAGTTAAGTGGCATAGCTAATCAGCCAAACTGGCTTGACAAGCCTGTTTTGAGTGGTATTTTCCAGGGTTCTAAGATTGGAACAACAGATAACAGCGATGACTTATTAACGTTTCTGAACAATGTCATTTCAGCTGGCTATCAGTCAACCATTATACAGATTTTTACAATTCCAAAAATATTTGCGCCGACTGGCGATGACTCAAGAGTGCAGACAACAAGAGAGTTGCCTGCTTTACCAACAAAGTTTGGTAATTATACACCTTTAAATAACAGACTGTATTCTTCACCTTTTTCTGACTATGTTGTTTATGCACCGACAGGTGACAAGATGGTGTTACATCCAGAATTGTTTAATGACTATGAACATAGAATATTGACTTTTTCTGGTAATCAAGGTGTAACTCCCCAAATAATGTGTGTTCCAACTAACTATAAAATAAAAGGTGGTATAAATAAGACTGAGGGGTATACACTTAATTATGGAATAAAAGGCTCTTTTTTGTATGACGCTTATCAAGCTGAAATTGCATCATATGGTGTTGGTGAAGTCGGCGGAACGTTGGCACATTGGTTGCCAAGGATTTTAGGTACAGGTGGTAGAACAGTTGGAGCGGGTGTAGGTTTAGGTACGGCTATAGAAAAAGGCGCAGGTATGCCTTTATTGTCAGCTGGACTTGCAGGCGTTAGTGCGGTAAGTAGTGCTGTTAGTACAGCGTCAGATTATTTAAAAGAAACGCACGACACATCAAAATTAAGCGGTGCTTCTGGTGGTTCTGTTCTTTGGTCACAACAGATACTAGACACTTTTGTACAGGTTCGTCAAGTAAGAGAAGAGTATGCACGAATAGCTGATAACTATTTCAGCATGTTCGGGTACAAGGTTTGCAGCTTAAAAGTTCCAAACATTGCCAATAGACCGTCTTGGAATTTTGTAAAATGTTCTACTGTTGCTATAACTGGTGCGATTCCAGCTGATGCCGAAGAATTAATCATGAGTGTCCTCAAAAAAGGTGTAACATTCTGGAAAACAACCTTTGGAAACTACACAGCAAGCAATAAATAAGGTGGTGATTAAAATGGGCAGAAGTAGAAGTAAGAGGAGATTTTTTCAAAAAGTATATTCTTCTGGCATACAATATAATCATTGGTTGATGAAGTTTGCAAGCAATGCTGTAGCCTCTTATCGTGTAGAGGGATTGCCAGTAGAAATAGATTCAAGATGGTTAGCGCTAAAGCTCTTTGAACTTGGTTCTATTGCTTTCTTTTACGATTCGGATGCAAGCGAGTATGCTTGTATGCAGTATTCGTCACTTGGTACTTATGACTGTTATGGCAACCCAACAAAAATACGTGTATGGAATCCATGGACAGGCTATCAGAGAGAACTTAATAAAGGTGAGTTTGTTATTATATGGGATAACATGCTTAGAATAAATATGTACAACTCCTACGTTGATTTGGCCTATAGATTGTGGAGAATTGACGGAACAATAGACACAAACTGTGTAGCGCAAAAAACACCTGTTATTGTACAATGTTCGGAAAATGAACGATTAACGTTTAAAAATCTTCTTGCAGACGTTGACGCTGACAATCCATATTTAGCGGTTGGCGATAATCTTTCATTAAAAGACATTAAAGCGTTACAGCTTGGTGCGCCACTTGTAGCACCAGAGTTAATGGAAGTACAGCAGACACTTTACAACAGAGGAAATGCGTTACTTGGTATAACATCTGTTATCGTGCAAAAAAAAGAAAGAATGGTGACGTCCGAAGTAGACACAGCCAACGCTGATGCACTTGCTAACAGACGTTCAAGAACGATGGCCAGAGATTATGCAAGTGAGCAGATTAAGGAAAGATTTGGACTTGATGTAACATGGATTTTTGACGAGGGGGACGAACCAGACAAGGAAACTAATGAAGGAAACCAAGAAGAATTTATTAGTAGTATGAAAATAGCTATTTAGGCACTTCCATTATAGAGAGGTGATATCATGAGTAGATACACAACAGAAGTCAGATATATCTGTGAATCACTAGCAGGACTTGACAAGTCGGTTGGTTATTCAAATGTTAATGAAGTCATTGAAAAGTCCAGAAACAGAATCTTTCCACCATTTGAAATATTTGACGAAAGTTATAAGTCTGTACTTGAGACAAAGATTCTTAAACACTTTTACACCAGAGAAATTGGATGTGAAACGTTTGGATTATGGCAGTTAAGACTTGACGCTAAACTATCCGTTATTATGCCCTATTATAATAAGCTTTATAAAGCGATTAACATTGATATCCCTGTTATTGACAACGTTGATATGAACGTTGAACACAATATTGGTAGGAACGCGGATACAAAGGTTAATGATAACACAGACATCACAGCAAGTTCTAATATAGGAACAAACACTACAGCTAGTGCAAAGATTAGGCACAGCGATACACCACAAGGAAGTTTAGAGGACTTAGAAGCTAATGAGTATATGAGCGATGCAACACTTAGTGATACAACACAGGCAGTAAACAGTAATACGAATAGCAGTAGTAACAGTAAGAGCAACAGTGACACAAACGCAAAGAGCACAGAAGAGTATGCAGAGCATAGATGGGGAAAAGAGGGAACGGTAACTTATATTAGCATGGTCAATGAGTACGTCGAAAAGATGAAAAACATTGACGCTATGCTGATTCGTGAACTAGAGGAATTATTTATGCAAATATGGGATATATGGGAGTGATTCAATATGAGCTTTAAACCTAGAAATTTTAGAGAATGGTGCAATTATACGATTCCTGTTTTGCCTCAGGTGTATGGGGATGAATTAAGTTATTATGAATTGCTGAATAAAGTTATTGAAAAAAGCAATGAAATTGGTGACACAATTAATGAGCTTATTGAGTATGTTAATCACTATTTTGATAGTTTAGACATTCAAAAAATGATTGATAAAAAACTTGATGAAATGGCAAAGGATGGTACTTTAGCCAATTTGATTAACAATGTTATTTTTTCATCATTAAATAATAGTGTAAATAAAAGGGCTATAAAACATCTTACAGTGCTAGAAATGATTAATGACACGCATATCGCATTGAATGATACTGTAATCACTTGTGGGTATTATAAAGTTAATGATAATGGCAATGCTATGTATTATGTGTTAGATATTAATTCTGGTTATAATATCCCACTTTCTAATGGTCTTTTTGCTTATTTTGTAGGTGATTCTGGTAGACCAGAGCAGTTTGGTTGTAAAGGTGATGACAGTGACGATATTACAGGTTTAAAAAACTTGTTTAATACGTGTAAATGTGTTTCATTCACACCAGGCAAAAAATACGGATTTAGCTCTCAGCTTACAATCAAAGGTGACACAAATATTAATGGAAATTTTTCCTGTTTGCATTCTCTTATTATAGACGTTTCAAGCGACTCTAACGATGGACTAGTTAAAATTTCGGGTGATAACTGTGTATTTACTAATATCAAATTTGATGGTGGTATGAATAATGCAGGACAAAAAGTAAATAAACACACATATGATAGAACATCATTGTATGGCAGACCTATTCTGGATACAATCGCTGGAAATAAGTACACTAACATTTTAATAGAAAACTGTATTTTTGAAAACGCGACAGGTATGTCAATTCAGCTAAATGATTGTGACAATGTAACAGTGTTAAATTGTCAAATAAGAAATAGTAATAGAGATGCAATCTTTGTTATTGGTGACGAAATATCTATTGTTGGAAACATTATAGAAGATTGTGAGGATAACTACATAGCAATCGACACTACTTTCATCACAAGGGATATTAGTGACATTGTTATAGCTCAAAACACATTAAAAAAGTCTATGACTAATACAGACCGCTATAATATTTCATTAAGTGTTGGTATTTTTGTAGGTAATTCCGACGGGAGAACAATTACAAATTGCAATATTAATAACAATACTATTGAAAGTAATTATATTGCCGTAAAAGTTGATAATGTAAAAGAATGCAGATTAAATAGTAATGACATAAGGAGTGGAGGACTTGGTAAAACTGTAGCATCTGGACTGTACGGCCTTTACATCAGAAAAAGTCCTAACGCATATGTTACTGATAATCATATTATTTGTGACAGTCATACACTTTACGTTGCTAATGACTGTGACGGCATTGTTATTCAATTCTGTGAAATTGTAAATGAAGATGGTAGTTCACTTGATATAATAAAGTCATATTCAGATGATGTACTTATTAGATATTCTTATTTACAAGGTGTTTTTAATCAGACTGTTTTTGACACATCTAATTTGAGACTGTTTTTGTGTGCGGCCAGTGGCAAAGAATTTACAGAGACAGATAATACAAACGTTGTTAAAACTGTTTTAAATTACGGGAATTTTATTAACTAATGTTTCACGTGAAACATAACAAAGGGAGCCTTTTTGGACTCCCTTATTTTTTAGTTTGCTAATGCTATGCATAAAAGCAGTGAATAAACGCACATTATAAAAAACAATGTTAATTCATTGAACAGTCTGGAAATTATGGCTGATACCATGACAAGCACAAAAAATAAATTAAGTGTATCATTCATTTACATTCACCCCATCTATAATTACAAAAGCATACACATATGCTGTTATCCTTTCTTTATGCGTGTATAAATTTTAACTGTTGCATTTCCTAAAACATTACATATATCTTTTACTGTCATTATTTTTTTCTCCTTTTCTTCATTCTTCTACATGCTTGACTTACGTATGTCTTGTAATTTGAGTCATTATACTCAGCAACAGACTGTTTCATTATTTCATATCTGTATTGAAAATATTCTTCACAAGCTGAATGACAATTTAAACATCTTTCACTACAATATTTACAGGGTGCTTTCATATTATCACCTCCTGCAATATAACATTATGAACACAATAGTCCACCATATCACTATTGCACCAGATACGCCAATAATCACAATCATATCTGGCCTTAAAGTGAGTAAATATAGCAGGAATACCAGAATCAGCAATATTAGAACTAAAACGCTGATAAACACAAACTTTTCAAGCAATTTTTTTCACCTACCATTTATAAGAATAATTAATTCCCTGTGAACTTTTTCGGTTTTTAAAATAAGGAACTTTTTTAGCTTTTCTTATGTGCCTACAAACTGTATACCAGTCAAGTGTAAATTTTTTTGTTTCGGTTTCATTCATTCCAAAAACTATACTTTGCATTTTCTCACCCCGCTTGAACCAAATTCATTTAGTACAGAATTAAAATATCCGTGATTCTTTGCTAATACTTTAATTTTTTTCATACAATTCACTCTTTAATATATTAATATATTTTTCTGTAAAAGCTTTGTAAAATAAATCTGCGTCATAATATGTCCATGAATTCATCAATATTTTTAAAGCGTTTTCTAACTTATTCATTCTTATTACACGCTTAATTGCAAGCAACGCCTGCTTTGCGTCATATACACTAATGTATTCATGGTAATCGTCATCTAGCATAGTGTAAATATCTTTTCTTATTTGACTATCTGATTTACCGCATTTGATACGTTGATTCAACAAGTAAAACACCTCCATCTATTCTTTTAGGAATTAATTTACATGGTACATTTAAGCCGATTTTAAAATCATCAAAAGACCTAATAATAGGTTTATGCGTGACTTGGTTAAAAAGAAATCTGTTCACTGGTGTATTTTCTTTGTATTGTTCATACACAGCTTTTCCAGACATAGACAACTCAAACAAGTCTTTACAACGTTGTGGCATACCTGCACACTTAATGTTGTTGTACGGTTCTTCTATCTTCTGCAAATCTTCGTGCGTAATGTGTTCAATGTATGTTTTCTGTCTTGCAAAAATAGCCTTATCCCAACAGGATTCTAGTTTCCATGCACAGAAATCAGTTTCATGTACTTTAATTCCTGTAATATGTTCTGGTGGCAAGTCACAGTGAATACTGTCTGTATCTGCATATATGAAGCCATGTTCTTCAACACCATAATAGTTTGCTTGAGCTGCTCTGATGGTAAAGTTTCTAGCATAGCTTGTGATAGCTGAGCCTACTGGTATATAACCCGCTTCTTTATCTTTAGCTGTAATGTTTATGAATCCTATTGAATTATCATTCATAACGTATGCTAATTTAAATGAAGAGTCAGTAGATGAAGCCATCTTCCCATAGAGATTATTTAAAAAAAGCTTGGAAAGTGTACGCCTACCACCTTTGCTATTCATTTTTATTTTTGCGTATTTATCAATGTATTCATCGAACATACCAACTTCTGAATAAAAGTAACAGCCGTCAAGAATCTCAAAGTCAACAAGCTCATAATGCTCAAGCATAAGAAAGTAGTCTGTCATGGTTAGTGTAAGTTCTACTCTAGTATCACATGTATTGCCATCAATGTCTATGTACTTGTCATAATACTTACCAGTAGCTTTGTCAAACACATCAGACGTTTGTAAAGACTCTGTGCCCTTGTATAGCATATTTCCTTTTATCTGAATGAATGGCAACTTACCACTTTTCAAATAGAATTTTGTTGTTATTCTAACAAAGAAGTACATGTTGCTTTGCATGGCTCTGTCTGGAATAAAGTTACCAGACCAGAACATCGGCTTTCCAACAGGATATCTATTGCCAGACATCGAGTGCATCATAGATGGATACAAAGAATTTACATCTGCTGTAGTTCCATTACTGTATATCTTGTTTTCTTTTCCTTTTACAAGATAACACCAACCACCCCTATATGACTTTCTAATGTAGCTATCAACATTTGACTTGCCATATATATCAGCATCTATTTCTATTTGTGTGACGTCTGGAAATCTTCTTTTCCATTCATCTTCTCCGACTATTTGCTTATATTCAGCAAGACAACAACTGCCTATTGTTAGTCGGTTATGTCCATCTTGAAAAGCAATCTCTAGTGCTTCTTTAACAACTAGTACGTCATTAGCTATGTACTTTTTTTCCTCTGGTTTAATCTCACAACCTGCATAACGAAAACCAGTATATTCCATGTCAAGCTTCTGATGCTTAGTTTTAAAGGCTTTTCCTATTTCTTTAACTGAAAATGGTAGAAGCTTCATTGAATCCCTAAATTCTATAATCTTATTATTTATTTTGACTTTGATGCTGTACCATTGCCCCATTTCAGATATAGTATATTTGACCGTGCTGTTATACATTTCTTTATCATGTTTCCACTCACAAGAATTAACACCATCACCAGTATATGCCTGTTTGAAATGTAGTTTATTCAGAAAAAACGATAGCCAAAAATTACCATCAAATTTTAGATTATGGTAATATACGATTAAGTTTGATTTTAATGCTGACAGATATTTCCATGTTTCATCTATCGAATTCATAATATAAACATCTTCGGTGAACATTTCCACAATGGCAGATGCCCAAACTTCTGTATTTTTCTGACCCTCATAGACTGTCGTTTCAAAGTCCCCAACCAGATACTTTACTTTTTTAGGTCTTGCCATATTATCACCATCCATTTTCCGCTTCGTTCATCCTTTCAGCCTGCGCCTTTTGTGCAAACGTCAATGGAGAACCATTAATTATTTGCAATAGTTCGTCTGTTGCTTGATTTATAGATGCAACTGAGGACCCCCACAAGACAGCTGAAACTATAACGTCTATATCATCCGTTGTTCTTGAAGCTTCGACTAGCCTCCTGCCAACCTCTGACGCGCCTATATCGTTAATCATGTTAAGCAGGAAAGACTGTATACTTCTTGAATATGAAATTGCTTCTTTTCTCCTGCTTCTGTTCAAATCAACAGATTTGCTCAATGAATATGCGAAGTCTGTAGCTACTTTTTGATATTCTGCTTCTCTTCTTTTACGTTCCTGCTCTATTTCTTCATCTGTGGCATCCTTATATCCGTAAAATAAATCTTCCTCGTCTGGCGATAATGTGGCATATCTAGCCAAAAATTCGTCATTAAAATTACTAAAAGAAATATTCTCTTCGTGAGGTAAATTTGCTTCTGCTTTAAGTGCTTCAATGTCAATCTTTTTTAACTTATTGACATAAGCTCGAAGTGCTTTACCCGCAAAACCTTTTGCTTTAATCTGCCGCAAGGTTGGTATGTTTGTTGGAACATACTGTACACCTTGCTTTTTAAGCTTACGCTCAAGGCGTTTTATACGATTTCGCTCACGCTCATATGCTGTTAATTTTTTTGCTATGTTGTACACCCCCCCCCTTATTTTTCACGTGAAACATTAAAAAGTAAGAATGACGCCCACTGTATATCGTGAGCGCCTATGCTTATTTAATTTGCTGTTATTGCTTAAAGACAATTTCATTCCACTTTTAAGCTGTCAATGTCAAGTACGCAATCAACGAATTCACGGCCTGCTTTTGAGTGTCCGGTGATTTTCTTGATAGGAAATGGAAATCCCTGCATGACAGTCTCAATGTCTTTAATGCTTCTTTTGAATGTGACGGACTGTGTACTAAACACAGTGTTGTCTGTAGTAATAATTGACATCAATTCTACTGTAGTGCCATCTTCCTTTTCATCAGTAAATTCAATGTATCCTGCGACGTTAATAACATCGTCATCTGACAGAGTCTTTACTGTCTTAATGGTTGGTGCTGTGGTCATAAGGTATCTTTCTACTGCTGTAAATTCCTTGGTTGTGTTTGTGATTGTAATCATGCTTTTATTTCCTTTCTTGTGATGTATCGTAAACATAAAACAAATAGGTTAACTAGTTACATTATTCTTTCGACTGAGCTTTCACTCGTGATGGGAGAATCTCTGCAAGCTCTAAGAACTTCTCTTCTGGCATGCCGAAAAGTTCTTCATTAAATACCACTTCTTCTACTTTCAAAGGTCGCACTTCTTTATGCTCCTTTGTAATTACTTTCAGTGCTTCATCTACTGAAAATCTACCAGACAGATTGTACTTAACCGTCTGAATTTCATTATTTGCGATGTCGTACACTCTCACTGTTGCCACGGTATACAAAATTGTACGTGTAATCATACGTTTTCTTCCCATGTTTTTTGGCCTCCTTTTTTGCTTGTTTTTTTTTTCGCTTAACGTCCATCGACGAATTGACATGACGGGAGTCGAACCCGTCGGTAGTGTTCCGCAAACCTGCCTGTCAACCCTTCTATATATAAGAAATGATGAGAGAGTAAATAGTTGCCAGGTTCTCTTTACATTCTTTATTATATCACTGCTGCACTGAAATATCAACAGTTTTTTTCAAGAATTTTTTATTTATTTTGCACGATAGTTAGATATAACTAACTTCGCACATATTCAGCTAGCGAACGAATGTTCTAATCTATATTATTTTCAAAACGTAATTCACAACCTGTTGCCCCACCAACAAGTCTCCATTCCTTTGAGTATGAAAGAACGTATGGAAGTCCGTCGATTGTATAACTCCTGTCGACTAGATAAACATTAAATTCGTCTGCCCCTACTACTTGTAGGGCTCTTTTAAAATTTATCTCCATGTCTCCTAATATTGCTTTTTTAACAAAAATCATTCCTAGTCCTCCTTACCGAATAGCAACTGAGCTATTAGCTCAGCGACTAACAATATTAATATTGCAAGGCCTGCTATTGACAGGCCTGCAAAAATCATTATGCATCCTCCCATTTCTTAATTGGCAGGTTGTAACGGTACCTATTTGAGATGACATGCACCATCATATCCTCCAAGTCTATATTTCCCAAAAAATCATGACTTCCATTTGACACCACGTCGACGTATTTATCGGTTGGTGATATATACCCATCGTATGTATCACCCAAATCCAGAACGATGGATCCTGTTTGAACAAATGTGTAGTGTTTTTTTGCTACACCCATATTTAATAATTTGCAGGCCTTTTCATAGTTTGTCATAGTTATAACCTCCTACTTTCTTGCATGATCACTATTGACCTAATGTCGCCTGAGGGATTCGAACCCTCAGTGCACCGAGCGGCTAAATCAAATAACAACGCCCTAAATACTCGCCGTCACATTTAACTGTGATGTACTCGCCTTTGTTGTTTGAGTATACTTTGAAAAGCTTATGCTCCCCTTTTACCTCACATACAACAAGCTCGGCACAAGGTGTTACTATTACTCTGATTATATTTACAATATAGCCCTTTGTAGTTGTGAGAAATATTTCGTCACTTTCGAAATCTTTTTTCATTTTAACAATCACCTCCTAACTTGCACAGTTCACTGACAATATCAATGTATTCGCGCATTGCCTTATAGCAATCAATATCAATCTTTTCTGTTAAAAACAAACCAGACGCAAAACCACACGCAACACCAACTCGAAAATTTAACTCCTCACTATTTAACGAATTTCTAATGTCATCACACAAAGCATAATATCTTCTAGCCAATACATCATTTAACCCTTTCATTCTTGTTTCCTCCTTTATCTCTCTTTCTGATTATATTATATCACATAGTAATCAAAATGCAAGACGTAATTTTGTACAAAAAATAGTACGTGGTTTACACCTATGACTGTGCAATATGACAAACTATAATTCTTACCGTTATGCACAGAAATACGCCTAACTAGCACTAGTTTTTGGGGAAAATGACAGTCGAAGTTGAATTAAAATATCACTC